CCTTTCGGGGGCTCCTAATTCGCGCGTGGCGGGCAGTTAGTAAATAACAGTCCTGGCTCCTTAACTCTCACTAGAGTTTAGTCCAGTACTAGAGGTGCAAACCCTCTTGTCCCGCCTTTAATACCACACAAACCTTGGAGGTTCTCGCTATGAAAATAGTAGTTTACGCTTGCGTTCCGGACATTGATCAACCGATCTTTGTCCGTCGCGCTCGTGTAACAATGGTCGTCTTAGTTGATAAGCTCAGCGATGAGCTATCTTCTATTACTACCATCGAGTACCTACATGGAAGTGTGGCGCACGATACTTGTCATCATGAGCAAAGTCTGGACCAGTCTGGCCAACTCACGTTGGACTTTCTGGCGCATACGATGCTTTTAGATGATGGGCCGCAGGAGGTGGAATTAAATCCGCCTTCTGGTTGTGTTATCAACGGTAAACTATAATGCAACAAGGTAGACATATATTCTCGAGTCTTCAACGTTGGGCTGACGGACCCATTTCGTGTTTCGGCTGGCCAACATCTGTTGATGTTGACCTGTTCGTTACACTTAGTGATCAGGTCGGCGACGTTGTTTACTCTGAGTCTAAAATGCCTAACTGGCGTTATAGGATCGCTCACGGGATCAATGCCACTACTCCTCGTACTGCTGAGGTGTGTGATTTAACTTACACACCTGGAAGCATATACTTGGGGAAATGGTGTCCTTCCAGTGGGCGCTTCGGTCATTATCAATACGACGGTGATCTTTTTAAAGATTACGCTGCCGTTTGGAGTCGACCGAGTGCACCATCAACTGTGATACACAATAAGACACGAGATGAGGCCCTCCAACGTGCCGTTCAGAACGCGCGATCGAAGCAAACCCACTTTCGAGGTGGGAACTTCCTAGCCGAACTGACCGACACTATTAGAGGTTTCCGTAATCCTGCAAAAGGATTCCGAGATTTACTCGGAGTCTATCACAGGAACGCCCGTAAGCGTGTTAAACGCGCTGTCGGGCGACGCTCTATGCCGCGAACACAGCAGGACTTCAGGAATCTCGAAAGAGATGCCCCTGACGTTAGCCGTGCAGCACAGAGAGCGTTATCAGACACCTGGCTTGAGCACAATTTTGGTTGGGCACCGCTATTATCGGATGCCGTTGACGCGTACAAAGCGATCCGAGCCTTATCAGCTCGTACGCCTTTGGAACGCTTCTTCGGTAGATCGTCTAATATCGACCCTCCTACTTTTGTGACCAATAACCGGATGCATGATAGTGTAACAATGTGGTTCACTGTGAGAACAGAGAACGTCTACGATGTTACTTTCTACGGAGCCGTGAAGATAGAGTGTGATTCTCCTCCTTCAGGTCAGGCGGTTGAAGAAATGGGCGTTAGAGCCCGTGACTTCTTGCCGGCTGTCTGGGAAGCGATCCCATACTCCTTCTTAGTCGATTATTTTACCAATGTTGGGAATATAATCGAGGCTGTCTCCTTTCCTCGCTCTGATCTAGCATGGATATCCCAGACTTTCCGCAATCATTCGATACGTTCAACCGAACGTGTCGCGATTGATGGATTTTATAGTCCAGGATGGCCCGCTGCTAATTCTTGTAAGGTTTGGAGTTTCCAGCCACCTCGTGTCAAATGGGACCGCAAGTACGTTAGTCGTTCCGTTTATTCCGGCTCCCTCATTCCCCGCCTCAGGTTTGAAATCCCTGGTGCTAAGAATTGGAGGAAATGGTTGAACGTCGCGGCTCTCGCACGCATGCGGACTTTGTAATCCACTTTGAGAAAGAACCAATATGTCTTTCACTCCAACATCGCCGGTTACGGGAGGCCCTCAAACAGGCCTGACGTCGCCGACGTACACTCTGGTCATTGACACAGCACCGGCTGCCCATGGCAAGCAGTACTATGTTTCTGCCCTTGGTGGAACCCAAGTGGGTGTTGAGGTTAACAGCCTCAGCAATCCATTTACCACGACGTTTTTCAAGGTGCCGAGTCCAAAGACTCTGCCTCCCGTGAATGCGTCTGGGGGTTTGTCAAGCGTCCCGAAGAACGTGTTTAAGTACAACGTTCGTAAAGGTTTGGAAGTCCTTACCGGGCAGCCTCGCCAGCCTATGTTGATCGACGTTTCGATCTCCATACCTGCTGGGGCTGACGTTACGGACCCCGAATCTGTTCGGGCCGCTTACTCACTCGCCGCTGGTATTTTGTGGGAGCAGAGCGCTAACATCGGGAACACCCTGATTAACAATGGTCTTTGACCATGGCTAAAAAGAGTTTCTCTTTGCGCGATCTGACCACAGCCCTTCTTATTGCGTTGGCCGGATACCTCGCCAAAGTTTTTGGCTTGGTGGACCTTCCATCGTTCTATTAAGGTAATATCGTCGGTTTGTGACCACCTAGGAGAGAGTGTATGTCCGCACCTAACCGGCATTTTCTCTTTTCCTGCCTTTCGGAAGACCTTTCGCAAATTCCGTCTATGGACAAAAAAAGTCCAGATTCGGTTTTGCGTTCGGTAGCTGCAACGATGCTCTTGGAGAGCGTCTTCAAGAAATTTGAAGACCCTAACCCCAAAGCAGACGCCAAGGCTATTGAAAAGTTCTATGCCGTTAATGAACGGATGGGAGCTTATAAACTCGTTGTCTCTACCAGCTGGGATGAAATGGCTGTCGAGAATGTGAAAACATGTCTTGACCGCTTCCTCCACCCGGAAGGGAAACTACTCGTAGACTCCTTCTCTCAGATTTTCGAATCTGGTGAGACGGGGCCGGGAGCTAGTTTGGCTGGACGAGGAGGAGACTTCTATACAAAGATGTTCTCCTCAGAGTTAACAACGACTGGTCTTCCTCTGTATGCAGAATACAGGTCCAACATAGCGGGCCTTGTGTCTTGGTCTGAGGCTGAAAACCTCAGGTTCACCAAGTGCAATGGTCCTAAGTTGGTCGAAGGTAATCGCTTGTCCTTAGTGCCTAAGAACATCGACATAAGCCGTACAATCTGTACTGAGCCCACATTGAACATGTGGTACCAGCTCGGATTGGGTAACATTGTCCGCGAACGCCTCAAATCGTTTTTCGGAATTGACTTGAGGTACGTGGCTGATGTTAACCGGCGTATGGCGCGGTTGGGCTCTATGGATTCGGAAGGATCTAGGTCCTTTTCAACAATTGACCTTGAATCCGCATCCGATTCTATAAGTCTAACGCTTGTTGACGAACTTTTCCCGCAATGGTTTAGTTCGCTCCTCAAGTATCTCCGGTCGCCCGTTTCAAGGCTTCCGGATGGATCAGCGCTGACCTTGAATATGGTGTCTACGATGGGCAACGGTTTTACGTTCCCCCTCCAAACACTTCTATTCTCGGCCGTCGTATCTGCGGTTTACGCGGAAAAGGGTATTCCCCTTAGCCGTGTATCCAGCGAGAACCCCAATTGGTCAGTATTTGGTGATGACATTATCGTTCGCAGCGATGCGTTCGATCGTGTCGTTCACTTACTTAACCTCTTTGGGTTTCGAGTAAACGCAGAGAAGTCCTTTAATAAAGGACCGTTCCGTGAGTCCTGTGGTTGTGACTATTTTAAGGGTCACATGGTACGAGGTGTTTACCTTAAACACCTTAATACTGCGCAGGATACTTACGTCGCCTTCAACAAACTCGTCAGATGGAGCGCCCGTAACAATATCTCTATTGATACGTCGCTGCAGTATCTACTCAGAAAGGCGCCCTTTCTAGGGGTTCCCTTCTGGGAGTCTGATGATGCAGGTTTCAAGGTTCCAGATTGGTGGCCTTGGTTGAGAGTTTCACAAACTGAAGGAGGTGTGCACTATCGTGCATCCATTCCTAAGGCTCGTGCAATCTCTCTTACCGAGGATGCCATTAAGGTTCCAAGAGGCCTACGCAATAGAATCTATAACCCTAACGGGCTAATGGTTTCTATCGCTAGAGGCGATTGGGCCGACGGCGCTATACTTGTCAGAAATGGCAGGAATAAGCGTTACGTCCGGACCCGTAGACTCGCACCTGATTGGTACGTGTCTCCGGTGCAAGAGCTTACATCTTTTGTCGGAAGTCCTGGTCCTGATTGCTTGTGGCCGGATGGCCGCTTCAATTGGTACCGTGACATACGATATGAGCTGAAAGCTCAGCGTGCGGTGTCTCCCATTGCAGGAGCCATCGAAGGGAGACGGTGTGAAACCGTCTTTTGGTCT